CAAGGTTGCCAAATTAACTAGGTTGTCAATTGATTGGCAATTACCAGACGATTGGGCAATTTGGGCAAAACAAGAAAGACCTGATTTAAACGTCAATCAAGTTGCAGACGGATTTAAGGATTATTGGATTTCAGAGGCCAAAGCAAAAGCGGATTGGTTTGCAACATGGCGCAACTGGATACGCAAACAACGAGCTGAACGAAAAGACAGCGAGAAACCTTGGGTCAAAGAAAACCGAGAATGGTTTGACCAAGCTGCGGGAAGAAGCCCAACATTTGAAAAAGACATTTTTGAAATGGAAACCAACGTACCGAGGATTGCAAAATGAGCATATCAATTGCCGCTGTTGAGCGTTTATTTGACCGACTGTCTATGACATACGGGACTGAATTTAAAAACAAATGGAACGGAATGCCGTTAAACGAAGTTAAGTCAGCGTGGGCGCATGAGCTTGGTATTTTTGCTGACAATTTAAACGCTATTGGTTGGGCATTGCAAAACCTTCCAGACCGTTGCCCTAACTTAATTGAGTTTAAGTCTTTGTGCAAACAAGCTCCTAGACCCACCACAATCGCTCTGGACGCTCCAAAAGCACCGACTGAGGTAGTTGATAAGGTTTTAGCGGAAATCGCTTTGAAAGCGTTTAAAGCACCAAAGGACGATAACGGCAATGTTGACCATAAACGATGGGCCAAGAAGCTAAAGACTTGGCACGAAAATGGTGGAAAGTTGAGCTTATATCAAATTAAATGTTACAAAACTGCGTTAGATATGTTAAGCTAACTAAACAGTTAGGCATAGACGCAATGAATAATGAATTATTTAACGTGGAAAGGATTGCCCCAACTAGTCCTAAGTTGATGACTTTGCGGGAAGTTGGTGTTGATTACGCAATGGACAAAAACTTAGAGTGGCACAGTAGGCTTCCTGTCACATCACATTCAAACATGATTAGAAATGCACACAAAATATTTTACGGTGCTGAATACATGGACAATTGTTTTGCTGTTGCTATGTGGACTGACCCTGTTGCTGGCAACAGAATGAGTAAAGACTACGTTTGGTTGGAATTAAGAAGGTTGGCAATTTCCCCTGACGCACCAAAATTTACAGCAACTTGGATGTTGTCAAAAATGATTAAACATATAAAAAAGCAATTTCCTGACGTTACTAGATTGGTTTCTTATCAAGACACAGAAGTTCATACTGGAACAATTTACGCTGCTGCAAACTGGAAACAAGACGTTGTTAGTAAGTTTCAAGAATGGACGCAAGGCAAACGCATTAGAAACACATTGCAATCTAAATCAGACAAAATAAGATGGGTTTACGAACTATGAAGAAACCAGAAAAAATAGACAAGTTTGACAGACCTGCATACAAAACACCAAAAACGCATACACGGGCTGGCAGCATGAATAAGATCATATTTGGTGATTGCCGTGACACTATGCGTCAATTGGCAAGCGAAAGTGTAAAGGTACAAATGTGTGTGACTAGCCCACCTTATTTTGGGCTGCGTGACTATGGGCATGATGGTCAGATTGGGCTAGAGGGAACTCCAGAGCAATACATCGAGGCAATGGTAGAGGTTTTCCGTTGCGTCAAGGACATTTTGGCTGATGATGGTGTGTTGTGGGTAAACATTGGCGATAGTTACAACACATCTCCTGCTGGTAATAAAAAATGGGGTGATGGTGTTGGAACAAATAAAGCCTACGAAGAACACCAAATACATCATGGTAAAAAAATAATAAAATCTTTAAAACCAAAAGACCTAATTGGTATCCCTTGGATGCTTGCTTTCGCTCTCAGGGCTGACGGTTGGTATCTACGCCAAGACATTATTTGGCATAAGCCAAACCCAATGCCAGAATCTGTACAAGACCGTTGTACAAAAGCACATGAGTACATCTTTTTGTTGTCGAAATCACAAAAGTATTTTTATGACAATGAGGCAATTAAAGTGCCTGTCAAAGAGGATTGGGGTACACGGGATAGAACAAACGGCAAGTATCACAATGAAGGTACGGGCTTGCAGCCTCATGGCGGCTTGGAAAAGTCTCATGAGATGTCAAACAAAAGGTCAGTATGGTCGGTTAATACAAAGCCATACAAAGGCGCACACTTTGCTGTATTTCCAGAGGAATTGATTGAGCCTTGCATATTGGCAGGAAGTCGTATTGGTGACGTTGTGCTTGACCCGTTTATGGGCAGCGGAACAACGGCACAAGTAGCACAACAATTGGGACGCAAATACCTTGGTTGCGAACTAAATCTAGACTACAAAACATTGCAAGATAAACGAGTAGCACAACAATCTTTGGAATTGGCATGAAAAAGAAAGACACTATAAGCAAGTTTGACAGACCTGCTTATGTCCCGCCTAAACGCTTTGTAAGACCCGGCAGCATGACCGTATTAGCAGCACCAAGCAGAATTGCAAAAACTTTGTTTTATCCAGACGGAAAGATTAAACGTGAAGAAAAACCAGATTGAGCTGATGCAAGTTTTAAAAAACGTAGACAAATGGTTAACCGCTGCTGAGATTGCGGAACGAATAGACGCACATCCCAACAAAGTACGCAGATTAATCGGTTCTGATGCGTTTAAACACGTTGTAAAGGGTGTTTGTGACACAGGTAAAGTAAACGGGAAATACGTTACGGTTTATAAGTTAATGCCAGAACACAAATCAAACGTAGAAGATGCGTTAACTCTTGCTAAACAACACACAGGTATTTGGGGTCAGCTTAATTGGTCTAACCAAATTAAAGTAGAGTTGCTATGAAGCTAATTGAAAAACTTAAGAAATCTTGGTTAACGGTTCAAGAAGTTGACGAACTTGAAGAATACGTCAAGCAATTAGAAATAGACGCAAACCGCTACAAATGGCTAAACAAGTACACAAGTCAGCTTTTTATGGTGACTGAGGAACAGACTGACCAACAGGTTGATATTGCCATGGGAAAGAAACATGATTGACGATCCAGAAGAATTTGCTTGGCAACAACTTGAGGCAAAACAAAACAAAAAGGCTAAACCTGTCACGGAACGGGAAGCTCTCAAAATCGCTTACAACGCATTAATTGAGATAGATAAGGAAACACCTTACCCTCTCGCAAAACACGCTGCAATGGTCATTAATAGCGTTTTAAGCGTATCCGCAACGGATTGGGAGGCTATTGCAGCAGATCAAGCTATGACTATTGCATTAATGAAAACAGAGCAATGGGACACATCCGACATGGCATATAGACCTAATGGTTTGACGATTGATGACGATATACAAGAATACAAAAAGCCTTGGGTTGGGCTAACTGATGTAGAAATTGCGGTTTACGAAGCACGATTAAGTGGTAGCGGCGCAGCAAAAGAGATAGAAACCAAATTACGGAAACGCAACAATGGATAACCAACCAGACCTATTTACCTTAGTCGAGGCGCAATCATTAAACAATGAGATTAATCGGCTAAAAGACCTAAATCAGCGTCTAGTGGCGGCAGCTAAAGAATTGATTGCAGCTCCTGATGTTGCAGAGTGGGACGATGCCTGTAGCAAGTTATCAAAAATCATTATTGCAGAGAAAAATAATGGACTTCGATCCGAATGACGCAATTGAGTACATTTATAAGAACGCCCCAAAGTATGGTGCAGCCAAGGGCAAGGTTGCCGAACTGGACGCATATAGGCACAGCTTGAAAGCCATTATGATGAGCAGATCAACCGAATCGACTATCGGTGGACAAGAAAAAGCAGCCTATGCAAGCCCCGAATACCAAAACCTATGCAAAGCTATAGGCGAGGCAACAGAAGCGGCTGAAACGCTTAAATGGCGGCTAGAATCGGCAAGAATGAAGTTTGAAGCGTACAGAACTTTGGAAGCAAGCAACAGAAACCTAGAAAGGCTCACTAGATGAACGATTACGCACTATCATTTATTACGATTAAAGCCTTGCTTAAACATTATGAAGCGGCAGTAAATAAACATAATTATCAGGAAGCCGCAAGCATTGCTGTAGACATTCAGCTACTTAGTCGTGACCTGCAACAATGGGCTGAACAATGTACAGAAACCAAAAACTCCTAGTCGCTTGCAGAGAAATACCTTGTCAACTATGCGGCGCAGAGGACGGTACGGTTGTTGCAGCGCACAGCAACCAGTTGCGGGATGGTAAAGGCAGAGGTCTTAAAGCGCACGATTACCGCATTGCATCATTATGTTTTAGATGTCACACCGAAATAGATCAAGGTAAAGACTTAAACAGAGTAATGCGAGTAGAGCTTTGGGAACTGGCGCATAGAAAGACTATAGGCGAACTGTTTGAGCGAGATTTAATTAAATGCTAGTAACAATGAAGTTACCAATTCCCCCGTCCAATAACACCTATTATCGAAACTTTAGGGGGCGGATGGTGCTTGGCAAGTCTGGTCGAGAATACAAAATAACAATCCAAGAATATGTAACAGAAAACAAAA